TTGTTTTGATCAGCGTGATGCTGATACAAATTCAGACTTGGTAGATGCCATAAAGAACTTAACTTTAACCTTAAAATCTTAATAGGAGATTATTATGTCGGAAGATATAAAAAATGCTATTTCAGACTTAGGCTCAACTTTTGAAGAATTTAAAAAAGTTAATGACCAAAGACTGGAAATGATAGAAAAAGGCGAAAGTACAGCAAATGTAGACGAGAAAATAGCTAAGATGGAAGCTAAAATGGATTCTTATGAAGACATTAATCAAAAACTAACAACTGCTGAACTTAACGCTGACAACATCAAAAGCCAAATTGAGAAACTTGAAACAATCGTTACGCGACCAAATTCAGGTTTTGAATCTAAGCAAGTAGATGAATATATGGGTGCGTTTGATACTTACTGTAGAAAAGGACTGGAAGGTCTTGATATTGCAGAAAGAAAAGCACTTACTGTAAGTAATGATTCAACTGGTGGTTATTTAGCACCACCTGAATATGTAAGAGAGCTGATTAAAGATGTTACTGAAATATCACCAATCAGAAGTATTGCAAGAATCAGAAGCACAGGTGCTAGAAGTATCCAAGTTCCTAAAAGAACTGGTACATTAGCGGCACAGTGGGTAGCAGAAAGTGGAACTAGAAGTGAAACTACTGGATATAACTTTGGTCTAGAAGAATTACCTGCTCATGAGCAATATGCTCTAGTAGATATTTCTGAGCAGGACTTAGAAGATTCAGTATTTGATCTAGAAGCTGAAATGCAGTCAGAGTTTGCAGAGCAATTTGCAAAAGCTGAAGGTGCGGCTTTCGTAAGTGGTAACGCTGTTGGAAAACCTGAAGGATTTATGACTAACGGTTCTGTTAGTTCTATAGATTCAGGTTCTAACACAGCTATAACTGCTGATAACCTTATTACTTTGGTTCATAACATTAAGTCAGACTATGGCAGAAATGGTACTTTTGTATTTAACAGAAGCACTTTAGCGGCTATAAGAAAACTTAAAGATACTGCAGGTCAGTATGTATTCCAAGCAGGTATGTCTTTACAAGGTGGTGTTACTAACACTATTCTTGGACAGCCTTATGTGGAAGCTACAGACATGGCATCTATCGCACAAAATGCTTTCCCAGTTGCTTATGGTGACTTTAGAAGAGCATATATGATTGTTGATAGAGTATCATTAGCGGTTTTAAGAGACCCATTCACACAAGCTACTACTGGAAATGTAAGATACATTGCTAGAAGAAGAGTTGGTGGTCAAGTGGTTCTACCTGAAGCTATAACTAAACTAAAAGTAACAGCGTAAGCAAGGAGTAACTAATGCAAGATTTATCAAATAATATTGAACTAGGTAACTCAATCATAAACGGAGTAAAGACTGCCGCCGCCAATGGCACAGGTATTGATTTACAAGGTTTTGAAGAAGCAACTGCTGTAGTAAGCGTAGGAGCAGAAGGTGATACACTTTCAGGTTCTGTTTACTTTGAACTATCACTAGAGCATTCAGATGACGATTCTACTTATACAGATTGTGTACAAGCAGATGTCGTTAATGGAACAATTGATGCAGGTGGTATTTGGCTTAAACTTGATGGTACTACAGGTGGAAACCCTGATACTGCAGGTGGTCAATGGCAGGTTGGTTATGTAGGCGGAAAGAGATATGTGAGACTTGTTCTCGCTAAAACAGGAACACATTCAACTGGTACACCTATCAGTGGATTGATTGTTAAAAGCAGACCAAGATCAGCTCCTGTTTCTAACGTGAAACATAACGCTTAATTGAGCAATCTTTAGGGGGTGTAATAACCCCCTTTTTTTAAGGGTAATAATAATGGCAAGAAAATATAAAATATTAGTTCCAAAACCTGCTATAGCAGATGAAAACTCTGCAGATATGGTTTTACACAAAGCAGATGACATTGTAATCTCTAAAGGCAAATGGCAAGAAGAAATCATGGAAACATTTGTACAAAATGGATGGGCTTTAGAAGTTAAAGTTGATGCAGTAGAAGAAACTGTTGAAGTAGAAGCTAAAGTTAAACCAAAAAGAGCAAGAAACACAAAAGGTCAATTAAAAGCTGATGACCCATCAACTCCTGATGTTAATGAAGCATGGGATGGTGGAGAAGCACCAAAAAAGACAACTAAAAAGAAAACTACTAAAAAGAAAGCTTAAATGTCTATAAATTCCTTTTTAGGTCTACAAGTAAGACAGGGAAGGTGGGATAAAACCAAAGGTATTTATAAATTTGGTTTTCATCCTTCTGTTGGTAATACAGAAGTAACAATTTCAGATAATGGTAGTGATTATGACGCTTTAACAGAAGCTAGTGTAATCAAAGTTTCATCAAGCAATACAAACGATACAAGTGATGGCACAGGTGCTAGAACAGTGCTTGTCAGTGGCTTAGATGAGGATTATAACGAGATAGAAGAGACTGTTACCTTAAATGGACAAACAGCAGTTAATACTACTAATTCATATCTTAGAATATTTAGAGCAAAGGTTTTAACAGCAGGTACTGGTGATAGTAATGCAGGTGATATCCACATGGGTACTGGTGCTGTATCTTCAGGTGTTCCTGCAACATCATTAGCAAAAATATCAACAGGTGAGAATCAGTCACTCATGGCAGTATGGACAGTTCCTGCAGGTCATACAGGATATTTGTACCAAGTTGAATTTTCATCAAATGTGCAAGGTTCTGTTTATTTAACATCAAGAGTGAAGATAAGAGAGTTAGGTGGAGTTTATCAAACTAAAGAGAAAGGAACATTTACCAATGATGCTTTAAAGTTTGATTTAGAGCTACCCACAGTTATATCTGAAAAGTCTGATATTAAATTAACCTGTATAGCTAGTGCTAATACACATGGTGTGTCAGGGTCGTTTATTATGTTGTATGAAAAGAATTAATCGCATAGAATATAGAAATGGTTAGTGATACGATAAGCAAATTAGAAGCACATGAACGAGAATGTGCTATTCGTTATGAAAACATAGACAGAAGATTAGAGAGTGGCTCAAAGAGATTTGATAAGCTTGATACTCTTATTTATGGTCAGTATGCTTTAATTATTACTTCCATGTTTGGCTTACTCATAGAAAGAGTATTTTTTAATTAATTTAGGAGAATTAAATGTCAGAAGAATTAAATTACGAAGCACTATACAACACTGCTCAACAAGAACTAGCTAATGCACAACATACTATTAGAGTATTAGTACAAAGGCTACAAGAAAAAGAAGGAACTGAGCAACCTTTAACAGGGGAAGTTGTAGAAGCTAAAACAGATAAAAAGAAAGCTAATTAGGAGAATAAATGGCAGGTCTAGTAATACATACAGAACCTGCATCAGAACCTATAACACTTGCAGAAGCAAAGGCATATTTAAGAATAGATAGTACAGGTGATAATGCTTTAATCACATCATTGATTGTTTCTGCAAGAAAGCTATGTGAAGAACATATGCAAAGGGCAATCATGTCCCAAACCTTGCAATTATTCTTAGATAAGCTTGATGATATAGATAATCCCTTATGGGAAGGTATGAGAACTGGTCCATACTTAAACTATTACAAGAATTATATTGATCTCCCAATGCCACCAGTTACTTCAGTCACCCATGTTAAGACTTATGATGATGAAGATACTGCTACAACATTTGCAAGTTCTAGTTATTATGTTGATAACGCGAAACAACCTGCAAGAATAGTTCTAAGGACAGGTGAAACATTCCCTACATCACTTAGAGTGGCTAATGCTATAGAAGTTAAGTATGTAACTGGTTATTCAAGTGCAAGTGCTGTACCTGAACCAATAAAATTTGCAATTTATCAAGTATTAACCTATTTATATGAACATAGAGGGGATATGTATGAAGGTAAAACATCATTACCTGCTACAGCAGGAAGATTATTAGCACCATATGTAGTTTATAGTGGTTTAGGTTCTTCTAAACTCATGTCAATTGGATAATGAGCCAAGTAGGTCAATTAAGACATCAAATCACCTTACAAGGTCAAGGCACAACTAGAGATGC